AGAGCTCGTACGTAATGTTGAACGCGTACTCAAAGAATGTTCAGCTAGAGGGAAATCTTATTTTTATCAACATCAGCCTTTCTTATCCGATATATGTATTAAAAGGCTAGGTTCTCCTCCTCGTTTCCAACTCTGGGAAGCTGCTTTTGCTGCCTTCCAGTGTGAGGAATCATTATATTTCGACCCCTCTTTTATTTATGGACATCTAAATATTGAAGGTTTTTTTTCGACCCCAGATTATGGTGAATCTGAACCTGAACACCCGTTACTACATGATGATGCACTTAAGGTAACGTTATCCCCGCATTTCTAATAACTTAATTAATAATAGTTATCGTGAGACTAAAGTTCACGAGGGTTTGTGTATTTTTTCACCAGTAAAAAATACCGTACTATTTTATAGTAGCGTAGTTGTTACCCCACAATCTTCTAATAATGAGGTTTTAGTCGATGGTGGATCAAAAATGAATAAGGGTTCTTTAAACCCAGTTATGTGTGATTCTAACATAACAACATGTTTTGTCGAAAATGAATCAGTCGTTACTTCCGACTTTAAAGAGAAGAAGATGCCTAATAATTATGAAGTTAAAGGTGAGAGTATTAAAGATTTCTTAGCAAAGCCTTATTTGTTAACCAGTTTACAATGGACTTCAGCTTCGGCCACTAATGTAAATTTATATTCCGTAGACATTGGTCCTCTTTTGGCTAGTGTTACACAATGGGAATTTAAAATAAGAGGCTTTGAGCTTATTAGGGGGACATTTAATTTTAGAGTACAATTGAATGCTTCTCCTTTTCAATGTGGTAATCTACTTATTCATTATCTTCCTAATTATGCAAATCGTATTAGTGTTGATGCTACTTATGCTGCGAGATATAATACATCACTTGTTCAAAAGTTTCAACATCCAAATATACAATTAGATTGCAGAGATTCTATTGCCCTTTTATCTGTTCCTTACATAGCTCCAACTCCATATTATGATGTTAAAACTGGTGCTCATGATTGGGGTAGAATATTTATAGACGTTATATCTCCATTTTCTAGTGGTGCTGCTGGTATCTTAAATGCCGAAATTACTGTTTTTGGGTACTGGTCTGATGTTGAGTTGGCTGCACCTATAGTTCCTCAATCTAGCAAGAAGGAAAGATTTACAGCTATGAATGGAAAGTCATTAGAAGAACGTGAATTTAAATTGGGTCCTGTCGCCAATGGATTGAAGGCTGTTTCATCAGCTGCTTCTTCTCTTTCTTCTATTCCATTTCTTTCCGCAGTAATGTCTCCTTTATCATGGGCTGCTGATGTGGGTTCTCAGATAGCCTCCATTTTTGGGTGGTCTAAGCCACGTGCTAATGAGCATACAAGTATTATCGCGCGGCAGTCTACTAGATACTATGGTACTGGTGATGGAACTGACGTGTCTGTTCCAACTACATTGACTTGCCAAAATGCTGTTAAAG